TTGGACAGGTGCTGGTAACTTACTAGACATATCTTCTGTAGAAGAAGGTGCTGATCTTGCTGCTAGAGGTGCTACTATAACTCTTAGCGGTATGACCTCTGAGGTAGTCTCTCTTGCCCTACAGGAGCCTTATCAGGGCAGAGTGTGTAACATCTACTTTGGTGTTACTTCAGACACTACAGCCTTAACTCAGACGTTCTCTGGCTACATGGATCAGATGAACATACAGGAGAACCCCGATACAGCGACTATAGAACTAACTGTAGAGAATAAACTAATAGACCTAGAGAGACCTCGTATTGCTAGATATACTTCTGCGTATCAAAAGTCGGTTTACCCCGGTGATCTTGGGATGGACTTTATCGAAGACCTACAAGACAAAGAGATAGTCTGGGGAAGAAGCCCCGATAAAGCTAGAACGCAGTGAGGAGTTAACTAATGGGTTTTAGCGTTAAAAGTTTTGCCAAAGCTGTTGTTAGGGTATTTGTTCATGCAACTATAACCTTTGCTCTGTCTTCTATACCGGGGATAGGACCAGCTTTGGGTACAGCTTACGCATATTCAGCCCTGTCCTACGAAACCTCTAGGGCATTAAGACCTAGTTTAGCTGGTAGGGGTGGTACTGAACGTAAGAGAGGCTATGAAGTAACACAAAGGGGTTCTACCATATCCCATCAGATCATCTATGGTAAGATGAAGGTTGCGGGTACTAGAATATTTGATGGGACTACAGGTACAGATAACGTAGACCTACATAGGGTTGTCGCCTTTGCTGGACATGAGATAACTTCTTTTGAAGAGATATACATTAACGATGAAGTAGCAACTATAGACGGTAGTGGTACTGTAACCTCCCCTAGTCGTTATCAAGGCAAGATTAAGATTTATGAACACTTAGGTTCACCAGATCAAGCTGCCGACAGTAACTTAGTTAGTGCTGTATCTAGTTGGACAGGGAACCATAGGCTTCGTGGCATTGCTTATTTGTATTGTAAGTTTACTTTTGATGTAGACGCCTTCCCTAATAACGTGCCTGAGATTACCGCTGTCATTAAAGGTAAGAAGGTATACGACCCAAGAAGTCCCTCTGCTGCTAATGCTTGGTCTGATAACCCTGCCTTATGTGTAAGAGATTACCTGACAGCTACAGGATACGGACTAGGTGAAGCTACTGCCAACATAAATGATACCGCCTTTATTGCCGCTGCTAACATATGTGATGAGACTAACACAGATGCTGGTACAACACGATATACAACTAATGGTGCCTTCACCACAGCAATAGAACCACAGGAACTTATAGCTGACCTTATGACCTCTATGGGCGGCACTATATGGTACACTCAGGGCTATTGGAACGTAAAGGCTGCTAAGTGGACCGCTCCTGTAACAGATGTTAACGGTGCAACCCTAGTACTTAATGAAGATGATCTTAGGTCAGGCATTAGCTTGTCAACTAGGCATTCTCGTAGAGACAACTTTAATATTGTTAATGGTACGTTTAGAGGTGAAGAAAGTAACTGGGTAGTAACAGATTTTCCCCCAGTAACCAATTTAACCCTTGCTACTGCCCTTGTTGATGGTGGTTCATACTCTATTACTGAAGTTGGAACTACAGACTTTACCCTTGTTGGGGCTACTTCTAACACAGTCGGCGTAGTTTTCACAGCGGATTTAGAGGATGGCCCAGCTACAGGCACTGGTAAAACAAACGCTTACCTTGGGGTTGATAATGGGCAAGAGTCTTCTATAGACTATGATTTTCCTTGGACTGACAATTCCATAGAAGCCAGAAGAACAGCTAGGATTGTATTAGAGCGTAACAGGCAACAGTTATCCTTTACAGCATCCTACGGTCTTAGGGCTTTTCAATTACAGACAGGTGACAATGTAAGGGTCACTAACACTAGACTTGGTTGGACTAACAAAGAGTTTGAGGTTGTCTCTTGGACATTTGGACTACAGAATGAGTACGACCTACAAGTAGAGATGACACTCAAGGAAATATCTGAAAGTGTCTTTGATGAGGTTGACGATGGTATAGTCTACGAAAGAGATAATACTACTTTGTTGTCTCCTTTCACAGTTCCTAACCTTGGCATAAACATCAGTACTGAGTTAAGAAGGGTTAAAGGTAAGACCCTTGGTGTCCTACTGCTTGATATAAACAACACAAGCAACATTATGGATACAGCAGAAGTACAATTCAGAAAGACAGGTGACACTAACTTCACAGCTATAGCAACTATGGGTGCCTTTGTAGGTACAGATAGGGTTGAAGTTGTTGGTGTAGAGGATGCCTTCTATGACATAAGGGCTAGGGCTACTAACTCTCTTGGTGTTCATGGAGACTACAACACTATAAGCAACTACTTTGTAGAACCACTAGGTGCGCCACCAGCAGATGTAACTAACTTTACAGGTAACGTAGTCGGAAGTAACTTGTTCCTTAGTTGGACACCTGTAGCTGACCTAGACTTAGCACACTACATAGTTAGATACTCCCCCCAGACTGTTAGTGCTATATACGAATCTTCTGTGCTTGTAGCTGAAGTACCATCCAGTAGTAGTACCCTTGCTTTGTCAGATGCTGGTACAGGTACATACTTTATTAAGGCTGTAGACGATACGACAAGTGGGTCTAACACTTCAATTAATCCTGCACAGTTTATTACTACTAGCGCAGGACTAGAAGAACTTAATGTTGTAGAAACTGTATCAGAAGACCCCTCCTTTGCTGGGGTTAAGTCTTCAGTAGAAATAGACGATGATGGTCAATTAATACTACAGAGACAGCCATTATTTGATGATGCAACTGGGCTATTTGATGACAGATTAGGTAACTTTGATGACTTCGATAGCTACGCTTCCTCTGGAACCTACTACTTTGCTAACTCTGTTGACTTAAATGGTACATTCACAAGTAGGCTTAACTACAGCTTAGTTAGTTCAAGAACGGATATTACAGCTACCTTTGATACTGCTGATGGTTTGTTTGAGTCAAGAGGCGGGTTCTTTGACGGAGAGAACATTACTTTTGATGATACAGAGGTATCCCTTGAACTAAGACACACTACAGATGATCCTACGGGAACACCTACTTGGAGTAACTGGCAGCCGTTTTCTATCTCGGATATTACAGCTAGGGCTTTTGAGTTTAGAGTTATGATGACTTCTACTAACCCCAATGCTACACCTGTAGTAGAAGAGTTATCTGTTGTTGTAGACATGCCTGACAGGGTTACATCTGGTCAAGATATTACCTTTACAGGTACAACCAATACATCCTTCCCTTACCCGTTTAAGGCTGTTCCAGCTATAGGAATATCTTTAGCTGACTTAGCTAATGGTGACAGGTACACAATCACAAACAAAACCCGAACAGGATTTACTATGAACATATTCACTGGTGGATCAGCCAGTACTAACCCTGTGACCTTAGATTATGTAGCTAAGGGCTACGGAAAGGAACTAACGTAATGTCGCAACACGACTTCGTAATTGATAATCAAAGTTTTCCTGCCACTAGGACAGACCTTAATGCTGCTATCTTAGCTGTAGCATCTAACTCGTCTGGTGCTACATCTCCTACTACCACCTATTCCAATCAGTTCTGGTATGATACTAGCACTAACACCCTTAAGATCAGGAATGACGCTAACACTGCTTGGATAGAAATAGCGACAATAGATGAAACCTCTAATAATGTGTTGTCTATTACTACTCAAGGGTTAACTATTGGTGCTACCGCATTAACCGCTACAGGGGCAGAGATAAATCAACTAGCTGCTATTACTAGGGGTTCTATCCTTTATGGTAATGCCTCTGGTGATACTGCGAGACTTGCTAAGGGTGGCGCTGGTACAGTTCTTACGTCTGATGGTACAGACATTTCATGGGCGGCTGCTGGTGGTGGTGGAGTAGGTGATACAGAGGCGTGGGTGAACTTCAAGGGTGATGGGGCTGTAACTATTCGTGGTGACGGCGATGTGAGCAGTATTACTGATAACGGTACAGGCATAGTTACGGTTAATTTTGACACAACTAAGGCGAG